TGCTGTGGGAGCTGCCGCTGTGCCTCTGGCTGAGCGTTGCACAAATACTGATGAAGCTCCGGTACCAAAACTGTCATTGGACATTCTAGAACTTTGACCATCATTGCCAGTGATGTGAAGCATACCACCTGCACTGTAAATGGGTTGATACGCACCACCAGCACTGCCCACAATGTTCAGCGCACCTGCTGTGTTGGCTGTTACAGAAGGAGCATTGAATTGTACAAATCCGTTGTCCAGGGCCTGGAATGCCACGTTGCCGGTACTGGTGTAAGTTTTTAAATTGCCACCAACGTTTATGTTGGCACCAACACCAATACCACCTGCTACAATCAACGCACCGGTTGTGGTTGATGTTGATGGTGTGGTGTTGGAGATGTTGACCTGACTGAAAAACACGTTTCTGGGTCTGTCAAAGTCGGTGATTTGAATACTAGTACCACCATCCACTGTGCTAAAACTGTATCTAAAGTTGCCAGTTTGATAGAAGGTGATTGTTCTTGTGCCACTGTCCCATCCAGCCAAGCCCAGCAATCCGTTTACAACTGATGTGGGCAAGGTCACAGTGTATGCAGTATTAGTAATGACCATTTCAAGGTTGACTACACCATAGGATCCTGATGCAGGCCAGTTGGAGAATGCCAAACTCACATTGCCCGTGGGAGCCAAGGTTTGCCAGGCCGCTGCCGCATAGTCTATGGGAATAGAACCTGCGGTGGCAGTTTGTTGCAAGGCAGTAAAACTAACGTCATTCATTTTGACAGCATAAATGAGGTTGTCATTCATGTTGTTGTCTAGTGTACCACCGGTCAGGGCCTGTTTTAGAACCACTTTGCTCTGTAAGTCATCAATTTCATTTTCTGCGTATTGAAAATTTTGTTTGATATTAGTAAAATTGTCTCTAAAGCCCTGTGTGTTGTTGGGCTGGCCAGCAACTGGGTAGTTGCCATCTATGTTGTTTGGGTTAATCTGACTGGTCATTGGGTTTTCCTTGTCGCTGAGCGATACTGTAGATATTTATTTGAACCTTGACCCTGCTAAATAATCCAAAGGCCCCTGAATAAATGCAAAAAAAGACACGGAGCATACTGGAAGAACTGGACACGTTGTACATAGAACGTGATCGCCGTTTGCTAATTGAAAATCGCGCCAGTAACATCATTGAGTCAGCTATACGTTTGGTGGAACAAATTGAAGCTGAATATTCTGCCGAACAAGCAGAAAATCTAACACGAAAATTGCTTAACGCAATTCGAACCAAAGATGCGGGCAAATTCAGCAGATCAGTGAGACGCACCCATGCAGATACATGAAATAACACGCAAACCGTCAGGTAAAGAACCTGTGAATGAAATCTTGGGTCTTGCGGCGAACCTAATAGGTGGTATTGCCAAACAAGGTATGAACAAATTTGTACAGAACTTTACTCCACAGCTGGCTCCAGGCGACCGAGTGGGTAGTCCAACAGATCGTGCAGGTTCAATGAAAGTCACGCAGCCTATCATTGACGCCTTGGTGCCAAATCTACAAAAAGCCTGGGCACAGTCAGTGCAATCATTCTTGGCCAACAGCAAAGATTCAGCAGGCAATCCTGCAACATCGCTAAGAGATGTGACCACTCCCAGCATTGACAGTCTTAAAAATGATCTTGTGCAAATGATCAACAACATGATTTCACCGGGCAATTCTAGTTTTAGCTATCAAAATTTACCACGTATGGTAGGTGATGACCCTGTGGCCAAACAAGCCGCATTAGAAATTGCCACAGCTATAAACACAAACATCCAAGCAATTTTTGATGCCACAGTAAATGGGGCAGGAACCAATGCAATTAAGTCTGCATTTGTGGAATTGGTCAAAGATGGCATTGCACCAGCACAAAATAGCTTGGCCTATGATCGCGGTTCACAAAGTGATGTAGATATAAGAGTCAAGCGTGGCTCAATGCCGCCTACATTTGAAATTGATTTGGGCAATGGCACATACGTACCGTTTGACAGAACCAACCCCAGACACGTAGAAGCCGCAAGGATACTGGGCTTTGAGGCCAGAGCGTAATTATGATAAAACTACTAGAAGGTGGAAACGTATTCAAAGACAAGCAGGGTCAGCCCTTGACTCAGCGTATCAATCAGGCCGATGTTCCTGGTACAGTACAATGGCTTGAAGCCTTGACTGGCATTGACCTTTCTGCTGAAGTTGATCCTGTAACAAAGGCACCCGGCCGCTGGCTAGGTAGCACAGGCAAAAAGCCCACATCAGGCGATTTAGATCTTGCAGTGGACTCAAACGAAGTCACAAAAGATCAACTGGCAAATTTGCTCACCCAATATGTTAACAGTCAAGGACTGGATCCACGTGAGTGGGTCAAGAAAGGCGGAGAAGTACATTTTAGAACACCTATCAATGGTGACCCCAACCAGGGCTATGTGCAAACAGATTTTATGTTTTTCCCTAACGTAGAATGGGGAATCTTTTACTATGGAGGTGGCGCCAATTCTGCTTACAAGGGCATGAACCGCAATGTGCTTATGAGTTCTATTGCCAAGCAACTGGGACTCAAAGTTGGTGCCAACGGCGTAGTAAGTCGAGCCAGCAACGAAGTTATCAGTGTAGACCCTAATCAAGCCGCGCAATGGCTGCTGGGCGGACGTGCTGATCGTAACAATTTACAAAATGTTGAAAGCATTTATGCGGCTCTAGCCAATGATCCACAGCGTGATGCCAAGCTGGCAGACTTTCGTGAATACCTAAAGCGCGAAGGCCTACAAGAACCACAAATGGGTGTGGCCGAAAGCGATGCAAACTTCCTGGCTCGACTGCGTGACCGTATTGTAAACCGTGGCTATGTTGCCTTGGTTGAAGCTGAACAAGCAGGAGTAGGTGGCAGAGCCAAGGGTATTGAACACCTAGAAGACTATGTGTTTCGCAAAGGCACGCAAGGAATCAAAGATGCGCTGGCAATTGTGAGTCATGCTGTACAACAACCGTCAACAACTACTGCTAAGTGGGACGGCAAACCTGCTGTGATCTTTGGTCGCAAGCCCGCCACAGGCGAGTTTGTGCTTACAGATGGATCAGGCTTTGAAGCCAAGGGCTATGATGGTCTTGCCACTAGCCCACAGATGATGGCTGACATACAGAGCAAACGTTCTGGTGACAGAACTGAATTGATCAATCTCTATGCACAGTTGTTCCCAGTGCTGGAAGCCAGTTTACCTCAGGGCTTTAGAGGCTATGTCAAGGGCGACTTGTTGTACATGAATACACCGCCAGTGGTTGCTGGCAACTACGTTTTCAAACCCAATACCATAGAGTACAAGATTCCAGCAAAAAGTGCTCTGGGACAGCGAATTGGTAACAGCACCATTGGCATTGCCATACACTCAATGTATGCTGATCAAGGCGAGCCCCGACAGCCCTTGAGCGGTGTGGGGTTTAATGAAGTTCCAGGGTTGATGTTAGAGAAGCCAGCAACTCCTAGCAAACTACAAACAGAAACCAACGCTGAAAAACAGCTCAAAGCCATTGTCAAGAATGATGGCAATAATATAAACACACTGTTTAACCCTGCTGAACTACGAGCACACAAGATTACAGATCTAGCAAAGTTGTGCGTGGACTTTATCAATACCAAAGTTGGGACTCCATTAAATGGCGCCACACTATTGCCCGAGTTTGGCGAGTGGCTACAGACTCGAGTAACACCCAGCAAGTTCCGCAATATTGTAGAATACCTGCAAAGTCCCACATCTAATCAGCAAGGTCTTGCGGCAGCATTTACAGCGTTTGTTTTGTTACACGATCTAAAAATGTATATAAAACAACAGGCCGACAAAGAGCATCCGGGACAAGAAGGCTGGGTTATGGCCACTCCTGCTGGCTATGCCAAAATGGTCAGCAGATTTGACCCCAATGCGTTTGCCGCACAAAACCGTGCTCAAAACAACCCCCAACGGGCGTAATTTTTGCGTTTTGGCTAAATAAAAGCAGACCCGCTGTGGTCACATATTAAGGAGAAAATCATGGCAGTTTTTACAAAAGTTAACGGTACTACCCAACCAGTATTTGCGCTTGACGTTGCAAACGGTTCTATTGCTGGCACAGCCAACGTAGCCGCTCAAGGCCCAGTTCAAATTCAAGGTCCCAAGTTGGACTTCTTCACATTGACAGCTAACGCCGCACTTACCAACGCTGGTAACGTCAACGGTTACTTGAACAACGTGTTGACAGCTATTCAACAAAACGGTACCATTGCAATTTACCAAGCTGGTGCAACAGCTGGTACCATCAGCTTGGCTATCTATCCAAGCGGTGCTTACACCACAGCTACTTTGGTTGCGGCAGCTCAAGCAGCCAACGCCACTGGTGGTTTGAACATTGGTATCCCAACAGCTAACGTTTCTGGCACAGCTAGCTTCACTAACCTGTAATCAGTTAACAACTGAAGTCAACCCTGGACATAAAAACTCCAGGGTTTTCTTTTGGCCTTA